GTTCATCCATCTTTCCATTGAATTTCTTATTGCGAAATCTGTGTCGTTGATTATTGTTACTGTCCAAACATCAAATGTTCTGTCACCAGCCATTTTTAATTGTCTACCACGAAATGGTACAATTATTTGGCCAAGTGTAGATCCCGGTAACTGAGCTGTCTCACATAAGAAAGAAGTCAGTTCAGGGTCTCCATTTGCATATCCTGGAAAGTTGATTGTAGCCTTGAAGAGGTTAGGTCTTGCCCCGCCACCTCTTAGCTTTGATTTAAAATCATCTACGCCTAGTACTGCCATTTTTTACCCCTTTACACCGTTCCGACGACTTCTTGGAAGTCTACGCCAGTTCTTACAGCTACAAAACTCAGTGTAACGTAGTTGATAGAACGTGCAGGCTTAATGAATATGTCTGCTTTAAATTCGTTTCTATCAATTACAGCTGCAGTGTTATTAGTAGCATCTGCCACAACTCTGAAGTCTGTTATACCTCGTCTACCTTTTACTTCTCTAAGTACTGGTTCAATGATGTTGACAAACTCTGCTCTTGTAAATTCATCGTTGAATTCAAAGAGTACTTGCTCAGCCGCTCTACTGATAGCTCTTTCAAGTATTAAGAATAATCTTCTTACGTTGATTCTATCAAAGGCTGATGCTCTTCTGAGTCCTGTCTTATCACCGAATAGTATTACGCCAGCTCCCGGAATGTTTGCAATTGGATTTACACTTGCTTTATATAAGGTATCTCTTTGACCTTTAGTAGGTGTATAAGCCAATGCTGTTATGCCGAGGTACTGTCCACGTCTAGAACCTGCAGGTGAGAACCATGCCGCTCTATTTATGTCAGTTGCCGCCATAAGACCAGCAGTTGAAGAAGCTGCAGGTATATTTATGAATTGGTCGTTAAACTTATCATATACTTTTAGAAAGTTACCGTCATTAAATAAATATGATGATTTAGTAAATGTATCAGCTGTTGCAACTACGTTAGTTACAATGTCTGATGCAGATGTTAAACCTACCACGTCATCTCTTGCCGGTGATGCAACTACTACACAATCTTTTCTTAATGATTGAGCTGTTGCAATTAAGTCATTAACTACAGTAGTTTGATCTGTGGTAGATACCATACTTGGTGCAATTAAGAAATCGATTTCAACTTGGTCTTTATCTTCGAAGAGATCGAAACCAGTTGCGATTTGAGCTGTACCAATAGAGTTACAATCTGATCCGCCACTAAAGTTAAATGTTATTGGTGTTTTAAAGTTAGATGCTCCCGATGAAAGAAAGTTGTCTCCACTGTCAAGCGCAAATCTACCGTTTATAGTTACGTTTGCAGCTACAGCAGAATCAAATCCAGCCATGTGGACATATTCTGATCTTTCGTTAATAACATCTTTAACATATATAGAAGTGCCATCTTCAGCTTTAGCATCTTTAGCTAAAGACAAGAATGAGTATCTTTCAAGTACTGCATTTTTAGTGCCGGTAAATTTACCGTCTTTATCTAAAATGATAGCATGTACTTCATCGTTAATACCATTCTTTTTTGTTAAATAATTTGATGTTGCTGGTTTAGCATCGAATTCAGATTTAAAAGCCCAATTAGCAAATGCACTGTCATCAGCATGACACATTTGAACCTGTATGTCGTTACCTAGTGATCCTGGGTATCTACCAATAAATGTGTGTGTAGCTGCCGTTAGTGCTGCTGCTTGTGCTTCAAAGTCTTCTTCGTTTTTTACAACTGCAGCGGTAGGTGTGACACCCGCACTATCAGATGATTTTGATATTGCATTATCTGCTGTTGCATCAATAGTTCTTACTACTTGAAGTGCACTTGAGTAGCGTAAAAAATATGATGCTGAATGAAAGTCTATGGTGGTTGCCGAGTCAGGAGCTCCAAACCTTTCAGCTAACTCAGTTTCGTTAGCGATTAAAGTTCTCTTCTCTGCTGGTCCCCACCTAAAATTTCCTACGATTGCGCCGGTAGTTGACTGGACATTAGGCACTCCTCCAGTCAGGTCTATTTCTTTGACAACAACCGCGGGTGATTCCGATGGTGAAAATAGTGCCATTTAATTATTCCTTATTTTTAATTACAAGTTTCATAATACGATTGATCAATTATATCTTATTTATAATATTACAGATCTCTATCATATTCGACCTGCCATGGGTCATCTCGAGTCTCAATCTTCTGAATAAACTCAGAACCATCATCAATAAACCCAAAAGGTACTATATCTTCATTGATTTCTTTCATCTTCTGATTGAATATTATGTCTTTGAGATTTAAATCTGTTAAATTAGAAAAGTATGCTGAAGAAACAAAATAACCAAATAAAACTAAATTCATAACTAAATCGTCATGGTTTCCTACAGAAGCTTGAAATGTTTGCCCTTTTGCTTCAAATGTAGATATTTCTAATATCGTTTGTTCATCGACTACTTTAAGCTTCTTGTTTTCTAATAAATCTTTTAATGCGCTACAGCCTAATCTTTTAGATTTACGAGTTATCTCAATACCTACTGCATTTGCCTTTACGGCTGATTCAACGTGAACATTTTCGTATTCTAAATCATAGTATAAACCATTACAAACTACACCACCTTGATCATTTGATTCAACAATGCAATAAGCTTTGTTGTAGACATTTGCGTACTTATATATAATATTAGGGAAGAGTAATGGAGATATAGTGTTATTGCGGTACACAGCAACCTGTTCAAACGGGCGAGCGCTAATATCGATTAAGGAAAAAGAAGAGTAGTCCTGTCCTCTTCCCTTTGATACATCTGCTACTAGAATATAATCATGACCTTTGATAGGCTCTTTATATATTAATATATCCTCACCTTCTAATCTTCTAATTGGTTGTGATGCTCTCAGATCAAGTAATGTTTGAGCATTAATAAGTGTATCACCAGTTCCAAAAAATGTATTACCAAACTCCTGATCAAATTGTATTTGAGAAGTATTGTTTATAGTTTCTTCTTTCCATTTTTCATCACGGCCGGGTACATCGTGCCAGTCAACTCTAAAGTAACTATATTCATTTACACCTTGAACAGCACCTTCCCATATTTTATGGAACGTATTACCTATACCGTTTGCAGTAGATGTCACTATAATTTTAGTGTCTGTACCAGATGATATAACCGGATATGTGGATGTATAGAACTCTGCAGCTCTTTCGACAAATGCAAATTCATCTAAGTACAATAAGTTAACTGATAAACCTCTTATTGATTGGCCTGATGTTGCTGCTGCAATGATTCTACTATTGTTACTAAAATCAATATTAGATTTATTCAAAGCTTTACAACCTGGTTGAAGAAAGAAAGGTATGTTTTCTAGCATTATTGTTATTCTTGCCAACATCTCACGTGCAGTAGCACCTTTGTTAGCCAATACAGCAATTGTTTTTTCGGGTTGAAATAAAGCAAACCAAAGTAAGTAACCACATGCTGATATGGATTTACCAGATTGTCTACATGCTAAAACAACATTAAATCTATTAGATTGAAATTTATTAAACATCTTAGCTTGATATGGATATAGTTCAAATGGAACTAAACCTTTATCCAACGAAATTATCTTTGCATATTTTTCTACAAAATACACAGGACTTTTCATGCACTTCGCATACTCACGTACTTGGTCTTCCGTCCAATTTTGAACGATACCATCTTTTTTAATATTAGGATTACCTAGATAATTTTCATTTAGGTTTTGGCGTGACATCTACTAGGTCCGTATCATTCTTAAGTATTTTTTGTAATTCAGCGGTTGACCCAACAAATAAATTGTTTGTAGTATTTGCAATATTTTTTATTTCTTCTTTTCTATCTAAATCTTTTTTCTTTTTATTTAGATCCATAAGTCTATCATTAACATCGGAGATGTTTTTAATCATTCCAGATAGAACTTCAAATGCGCGCGGATGTTCGCTCTCTCTTGCAACTTCAATCATAAGTTCAAGACTCTGCTTTCCCTTTTCCACTAATTCATAGTATGTATCTCTTGAATACTTATAATCATTATCAACATTCTTTTCTTCAGGAGGAAAGAATTTGCTTGTATCACTCTTCATTTAATGTCACCAATTTACGATTTTTCAAGTGTTGTTCTTCTATATGAGTTTTTGATTGTCCCATGTATGCAGCTGCGTGATGTTTTTCTACCATGTAATCATTGATAGATTGATCAGCATAATTAGTTGTTCTCCATAATTCGCCTAGTATTCTACCAAACTTACCTGTTGCATCTTTATGAGTTTTAAGTATTATACCACCCGGATCATCTAGCATACCAGTTAAAAATGCTTTTGCAGCAAGTCCATATTTTTTTTCTTCTAAGTCACGGGTTCTTGATTCAGGAGTATCGATTCCGTATAATCTTACTCTTTCTTTGTGCATCCAAACACCGAAACCTAAATCTATGTCTACGTCTACAGTATCACCGTCTATTATTTTAACTACCTTACATCTATACTCATACATTATGCGCTATCCACTATGGTTGTTGTAAATCCAAAATCGCTATCAGCCAAACCAATTACGCTGGTAGGATTAGGCGTTACTGTTATTGTTTCAAGACCAACGTCAGAATCGCTAAGTCCTGCATTTATATCAAATATTGAAGCAATACTGCTACGAATAACATTAGTGTCAGCAATTGGACCGTGATAACTTATCTTCATCTCAAAGTCCATGCTGTATATTATTGTTCTTCTTTGTTCCATTGCACCTTCAAAATCATCGCTGAATGAAACACCTTGTATTATAACAGGTATATCTTCTACAAGAGTAGGATATTCAGTACCAAAAGGTTTGATGGTTATAGAATACTGAGGATTGAATGTAGGCAGTATTTGCTCTACTATCTGCAATGCATCATCTTGTGATTTAGCATATGCATTTAACTGAAAGTTTATTGAATAAGGAACTGGTGTAAAAAACTTTTGTCTTTTATTTACATTTGCATCAGATGCTGTAGTATTAAATGTAGATAACTTTGCTAACTGTCTGGTTGCATCGTATGCTATGGATGTTATTTCGAATGACATTCTTGGTAGCTTTATTGCAACTGAAGTGTCATCATTTAAATTTGGATTTTCTCTAACTCTTTCAAGATACTTTTGTTTAGGCGCATAAGACAAAGGAACTTTAATTTGACTTATCACTGCACCAGATGAATTCTTTCGAATCACGTATATATTGTTAAACAGTCTGCCGAATAGAGCAACAGCTTTCTTAGTTTTTTCGTGATAAAAGTGTCCACCAAACATTAGTTGTTACTCGCATCTCCAAATGGGTTGTTTTCTGAAAAGTCTATAAAATCTGTGCCTGTACTAAAATCATTATTCTGTTCATTTTGAGAAAGTTGATTATCTTCTACTACTAAATTAATAACACCACCTGCTCCGGATTTTAAACCTATAACTTTTTTACCTGTTGCAAATGTGTGAAACTTGCCATCATCTGCTCCTGCGTGTATCAAGTGAAGCTTATCATCAGAGTCTGAATATTTAACTACTTCAGCTCTCATATTGGTATCACCAGCTGGACTTATTATAGTTTCTCCTACTAGAAATGTAGTTAGTGCAGGTGAGCCAAACGTAATAGTTGGACTACTGGTGTAACCAGTTCCTGGGTTAGTAACAGTAAGACTAGTAATTTCACCGCTATTACTATCAATTGTTGAAGATATAGAAGCTCCGACACCCGATGAGTCTATTATACTTACTGTTGGAGCCGTAAAGTAGTTACTACCACTATCTACTATTGTAATACCTGTAAGTTGTCCGCCAACAATCGTTGCAGTTGCTTCTGCACTATCACGTATATTTGTAAGTGTAAGTACATATTTGTATGCATACTTCTTTTCAATTTCGTCTATAGTATCAACACCTGTATCTAAATTTTCTCCAGTGTATTCAAACAACTGACATCTCATTTTATAAACAGGTAAATTACTTAATTGATAAAAAGGCATCTCGTGTTCTACGTGAGATATTTGAAATAATGATTTAGATAATGGAAGATATATTAAGTCACCTTCAGAAGGTCTTGTAGACGTTATTTCATTATCATATCTTTGTACAGTTTGTTCCCACCTTTTACGTGAAACAACAAACGTAGCTTCATCTCTTATCTCTACGCCGAATCTTGTGAATAAATCTCCTTCACCTTCAAAACCTTCGGTGTTCTCGATGTACATTTCTATTGTATGAGATGAATTGAAGCTCGATTCTGGATCATCACCTAGTATACGATCTTCATTAACGATATCTCTTGGTAAATAGTATACATCTTGCCCATACATTTTAAGAGATTCTATTACAATATCTTCGTATAGGTTCTGTTCGGACTTTACCTTTTGACTGAAATATAAATTAGTTGCCATATCATCCTACAAAAAAGTCTGGTGGAACTTCTTGTTCTAATCGCATGCTTTCTCTTAATCTTTCGATCTCGCCTGTAGCATCATCGTATATTTGTCTTCCATTCAAAATGACTCCTCCTGGCAATTGCATACCTTCAAATTTTATCAAGTTCATACCCCACTGTTGTTTTATAAGCGCAGTTGTGTATTCCTTAACAAACATGTCATTGTACACTGACGTATGAGTATCTGGATCTACTTTAGTATAAACTTCAGCGACTAAAAAATCACCTGCTTTAATGTCCTTATCTGCAAAATCTCCGAAAATATATAGTCTGTCCTGTCTTCTTGCAAATTGTGTTTGTGGATGACCATTGAGTTTCATGTCAAGTACTGATAAATACTGCTGCATTTGTTCATAATAAGCTAAGTCACCTGCAAAATTCATTAAGTCAGCAACATCATTCAACATCATTTGGTATTTAATATCAAAAAAGTTTCTACTTGTATTAAAAGAGCTAGCTAAAGGAAGTAGTTTTGATACAAACAATATGTCTGACGATATTGGTATGTATTCATTTGATACATCAGTTGCTGTAACTTCGTGCTTTAAGTACGTACGTACTGTAGCATCTGAATGATACTCTTGATAAAATTGCAACGACTCGTCAACTCTATCTTCTAGTTGATCTTCGTCTACATTTATTTCTATCACAGGCTCGCCTAAGCGTCTTTTGCAATAGTCAATTAGTGTTGCACGTGAATTAGGAACTGCCATTACTTAAATCCTTATTTTATTCTATTTATAAGGACTCGCTCCCAAAACATCGCTATCCCATGCATCTTTAAGTGCAGTAATTGTTGTTGCATTAGTTATTACTGAAGCTGCAGGTGCATTTCTTAGTGCAACTTTCTTTGCAACACTTGCCACTTTTGCGTCTGAATCATTAGCTTCTAAAGCTTTCATATATGTTACATCTTCTGCAGTAAGTAATGGTCCTCTTACTTCTCTTATCTTATCTTTAAATATTACCTTTGCCGCTGTAATGTCTTCA